CGAGCGTGGCTGATCCACTGTCCATCTCGAGTAATATCAAATCGATTAGGTTTTTCCCTGTCCCCTGTCCCCTTCCCCACCACACAGGTCACCATGTCAGGTGAGATTAAGCCTCCAACAGACCAGGATCTGGAGGTCCTCACTAACCAGAAGGGTCCTCTGTCGAGGTCAGGGCTTCTAGGTCAACTTGATGACCTGAGAAGGAAGGGCCTTTCCCCGTCGGATATTCTTACAGGTTCATCCTCGGGGAAGGCTCAGGCCCCTGTGAGAGATAGGGGGGTCACACCGTCTGCAGGGTCCTCTCCCGGTCTGAAGAGCCCGGGAGAAGAGTCGGTCTCTTCTCCTACGGGAGGAGGTGACTCGTACCGCCGAGGAAGAGGAGGAAAGAAGAGAGGAGGTCGTGGCAGCTCGTCGGTCGGGGATGAGAGATCCTCTAAGACAGGGAAGCAGATTGATGCTCTCGCTGCCATCAGCCGGGCAGGAGTAGCAGTTGATACACCTCCGGATGACATTGCCAACAGCAGGACCATTGAGGAGGTGTCCAACGCCACTTCCCGTGTGCAGGATGATGTTGATGATCTAAGGAGTGAGCTTGCCCAGGCCCTGATGAAGATACAGGTTCTCGAAGAGTCTCACTCCACTCTGATCAGTGACCTCACATACCTGTCTCGGGAGATGGAAATCATGAAAGGGAACTTGTTCAACATTTCCTCTGAATCTTCAGTCCAACCTGGACCCGGTCGTGAGCAGGGCCGTGATCCAAGCATCATCACGGCTCCGGGCGTGTCAAGTGTTAAGGGGTCTTCTCCTGGAGGGAACGATCAGTCCGTTGCAGGTGGTGGAAACGTCTCCTCGAACACTTCTCTGGGTGGCAGCGCTCGCTTCAAGAGAAAGAATGTTTGACGAGAATGCATCCCTTCACAGTTGTTGACGACATCTTTTATTCCTACTTGCTCCTTTTCTAGTATTGTCTCTCGTGATGTCATTTAATAAAACTGCGAGCACGCCACAAGACATCTCACTCTTGACGCCGTTATTCCGATCTTAAAATCTGCAGCAATCTGAGAACACACCACGCTAGTCGGCCATGGACGCTATCCGATCCTCTTCGGCGTTTGCGCCCAAGACCAACTACGGGCGCGGGAAAAAGCAAACGGTCGCACCCTCAGCATTCTCATCCAAGACAACATTCTTCGCGCTCCCCAGAAATGCTACCCAGGAGCATTCAACTGCCCTGGGATTGTATCTTCTTATATGCTCCACCAGTGAATCTACAGTTCTCGCTGAGTGGAAGGTGTGGTTGGCAACAATGGTCGCAACAGTCTCTCCCTCGTTCCAGGATGACATGACCACCAAGGGGTTCAACAAGGTCTCCATCCCCGAAACTGATATCAATCAACTGTGCACTCTCATCGAGAATGTGAATCGTTCCTTGAACGACTCCGATGAGGCGTTACTGAGAGACAGCTTCGCGGCCATCCGAGGATGGAGAAGAGGGTCGGGTCTCCCGTTGGCCAAGGAGGGTCTTGACTGCTCAGATAGTTACGGCGAATGGATTCCCAGAGTGATCCTCTTCCATTACTCGATTGTGCTCTTTCTGGCCGGGAAGCAGCCCAACGGAAATGACCACAGTCAGTTCACACAGAAGAGGCCCCTTGCGATCAGGAGCAAGTTCCATGTCGATGATCCTCTCAGCTTCCTTGAGGGGAACCTCCGCATGTCTGACGAGGCTCACACAAGGATCAATCAGGCCTGGAGCGAGCTGTCTGCATTGAGACGGATTGCTATTGAGGAGTATGCCAAGCATCAAGATGTAACTGGAGATGAGTTCTCTGAGATCATCTGGACCACCATGCACCTGCTTCAGTGGAGCCACATGGCACATGCAGCAATCACCTATGATTTCCTGCGGACGTATGACTGGGCAGTCGAGGTCCCCGCTCTCAAGTCCTCAATTGCAGTCTATCTGATGAGCCTGGAGAACATCCAGAAGGTCAATCCGATCATCCTCCCTTACCTTAAGCTCATTTGGGGGGACAAGTCCAATGTCTTTCCTCGGAAAGAGATGGAGCCGCTGATCGCGTGCGCAACCAGTGTTGGGAAAGACACTTCTGCTACACTGGCTGACTTCTACTCCAGCACTCAGTTCACCCCGATAGTGGCTGCCTTCCGTGAGGAGATGGACAGACGAGAGCGCATTCGTCTCGGCCGTCAGGCCAAGGAACAGAAGGAGGTCAGTGACTTTCTTGGTGTCAAGGGCGAGGAGGGAGAGGAAGAAGTTATGGAGGAGGGGGAGGAGGAACATCTGGTGGATCTCTGACCTCTTCCGGCCAGTCGAACGAGGACTTCAACTCGATATCTCTTATTGTGCTTGGATTACAGCCCAAGACTGGACCGTGGCTGACTCTTTAATCTCCTAAGTTTTGCGCTGTATCTCTCCCTTCTCATTTAAGAAAACTGTTTGAGGACCAGAACTGAACTCGAACTCCAATCGCGCACCATGTCGGCTAGCAAGTATCGAGCTCTCCTCCTGGAGACCCAGGCTCGATTAGCAGAGCAGACGACCGCCGCCAGGGAGTGGCAGGTGGTTGCTACAAACAGACTGCACAAGCTGATCTTGGTTGATAATCTCCTTTATGGCCAGATTACCAAACTCTCGGAGCTGGAGGCTATATTTGGGATAGAAACTCCGGAGCTGGACATCCCTGTTGCTGATAAGAGTGTGAGATCAGCAGACGAGGTCGGCAGGCTCATAGAGTCTAAGGTCACAATCGTTTGTCAATTCATAGCAGGTCTTGCCAGAGAAGCCAAAGACACACAGCTCGCTCTCGATGAAGTACTGTCAATCTGTGCGGAGGCAGTCCTGGTGGCCCGCCCCCGGCACGACTTGGTGATGTCTGAGGATCATGCGAGCGATGATGATGTTTTTGGCGCTGTCAGCGATGTTGTTGAGGATTACGAAGATGTCGACCCTGGAGAAGATGCTACAGTCACTAGCGGGCAAGAACTGGTCATCCGGCCAACGTCTCCATTGGGCAATGATCATACTAAAGCGCTTGAAAGTTTGTTCTCTATGAAATGAGTGGAACTTGTCCCAGAGCTACGACGGTGGCACCTTTGATCTTCTTTCCTTGAAGTTCCATTTAATAAAACCGAGAGAGGACAAGCTGGATCTAATCTCGATTGAATAGTTTACAGCTTTAACTATCAAGGATCCTGAGTGATCCATGTCTCCGTCTGGCATGTCTGGTCAAGGGAAGACAGAGGTGCGAAAAGGTAAGGCTTCCGAGAAGGTGTCTCCCACAAAGGCATTGGACGCTCTCGCTGTGTACATTCGGCTGGTTGATGAGCAGAAAGCGGAACTGAAGAGGAGAGCTGCCGCAATAGCCCATCTCAGTTCTCTAGCAGAGGAGCTCTACATTGCAATGAAGAGGACAGAAAAAGGAGTCTTGGACAAGGCCACATGCGATGCTTTGACTGTCCCCGATATCAGCCGGACTAAATCGAATGGGACTAAAAGAGCAGAAGAATACATCGGGACAGCCCTGCACCTGGCCAAGCCCCGCTTGTACGGGCTATATGAGGACAAGTGTTACTTGGGGCGTGAGATGAAAGAGATCAAGAAAGGTCTTTCCAAAGCGATGGACCTATCAGGGGAGGATGACGACACAATTCGACCTGTGAAGAGATCTCTAGAGGATCATCTGAAGGGGGTGCCTCTCTTACCCAGGGTTGAGTGCCTTGATGACGACTCCGATGTTGAATGATGAGGTAGAGGATCTGCAACAAGGGACCTTCCGACAAAAGGTCCCATCCGACACAGCACTCTTTCTATTAAAGAAAACCACACGCATGACCCACATACGGACCTTTTAGCCTTCCCTCCAGTATTCGTAGTCATCCCTTGTCGCAGTGCTATTTCTCAAAAGCTGAACTTGACCTCCGACTCCTAGGATCACAAAACTCGGACAATGTCTTCTCCGATCAACCTCAACAAGGGCCCTTCTCCCCTGAGTAGGATCACTCTAGAGTCGATGGAAACCTCCGATCTGTTCAACTCTATTTATGATGGATATGACAGCGAAGATTCGGACCGTCCGGTGACTCTGCCGAATGATGTTCTACTGTGCGTCCGGGATGAGTGTGACGACATCACTAGGATCAACCTGGACGTTGCGATGGGCATTACTGCTCTTCGCCCCGGACGAGGAGGAGGATTCAGTTACTCCAAGGTATTCAGTGATCCCACCACCTCTGATGCTCTCGTCCGGGAGCTAGGAGTCAACCCTTCTTTCGAAGTATTCGTCAAGAAGCTAGGAGCCCTAGGGTTGCTAGAGGTGCTGGATGCTCCCACCAGACTGACCAGACGTGACCCAAGCACTCTTCACGTTGAGACTGACACCTCTACTCTCAGCCGACAGACTCACTATAGTGAGCCGGGGCTGTTCTCAGTCTATTGTGTAGTGGTCAAGAACAGAATCGTCAAGAGCATCACCCCCATTGACTTTGCTTTCGTTCAGATGATCGCCCTGAAGCTCTACTGCCGCATCTCAGAGGTCCCCTTGGATGACGACGGAGCCTACTACTGTTTTTTTCTAGACCGTATGGATGATGGGTTTGACGACGTGTTCTGGGGTATCCCATCCTGTGAAAATGGGTGCACTACTGACACTCACTATCACCGATCGTTCAGTAGGACAATGGTCAATGCTTCCATTGCGGTTGAGAAGATCACTGCCGTCATCGTCAATGACCGATCCACTTGTGCTGAGAGCCACACCATGGTCTTTGACAACACGGTCTCAGACGGTCTGGTCCATGATTTGGGCGGCTTGCGACTGGACTAGATGGCAGCAACTTGAAAGGTTCGAGTCAATTATCAGCCTCAATCAGGAAGGCAGGCTGCTGAAGTAGGAGGTACAGCCTAACTTTTTTCTTCAAGTTTGACAAGGCCAGAACAGCAGCAGACTAGGACTGGCTATGATGGTACTGATCAAGATCGATCTCAAGATTGGCAGTTGGAGATATGTCGACGGATAAGTTGTATTTAATAAAACTGGGTCGACCCAGTAAAGGATAAGGTTCAGACCCTACTATGTCTTTCCAAGGAAAATTCCTGAGCACCTTCCTGGACTCTCCCATCATTCAGACAGAGAGGGACAGATTCCTAGTTCTCCTCCTTGAGCTTAAGTCGGGGATCGACTCTGACCCAAGAGGCAAAGATACCAAGAAAGCAAAACAGCTGCTCACGAGAGTAGGCGATGCAGAGCTAGATTGCCTCGACCCCGAGTTGTACCCATCCCTCGGAAATGCTTGTGAACCGGATGACCGATGGGGAGAGGTCTTGAAGGCTTCAGAGAGGGCCCTGGTGGTATTCTGCAATGCAGATAAGGGAGCGGAAAGAATGGGACTCCCATCAGGGCTAGGCGTGAATCTCTTTGAAGCTGGCGAGCTCCCAGAGATCTGTCGCTCATGGTACAATCTCTACAGATTGTGGGATGACCTGCTGATCCCCTTGACCATCGGTCGAGCGAGAGGTACTCGTGGGCTGGTGGAGACAGCATCCGGAAATGTTACCTACTACGGAGACGAGTACTTTGGAATCATCAAGATAAGAGGCATAGCCGGGTTTCATCTCATCACCCATACCCAGGCCCTGATGTTCAAGGACTTATACTACGGTCGATTCAATGCAATGGTGGCAGCTTGGCAGATCTACCAGTCAAAGCCCCTGTGTCAGAAGATCGAGTCATTGCTCTCATGGTTCTTCAAATGTATCGGGACATATGGAAACAAGGGGTACGAGGTCGGGAAGAGTATTGAGTCCTTAGCGAAGGCAAATCTCATCCGAAAGTATGATAGGCACCTGGGGGAGGAAGGATCTTATTCTGCGCAGTTGGAGAATCTCAGAAGTAAGGAACGCAAACTGGGAACAAGGGAGTCCTTCTTAGCAGATGAACTTGATAGACTACTTGATTGCGACCTGCCGAGGCCTCAGATGGTGGAGCTCTTTGGATTACAGAAGTTGTCCGGTTACCCCTTGATTGATCCCGCGGTGGGCGGGGCCTCTGTCCGAGAAGAGTCCAATCGAAGGATCAATTACAGTCACATCAATGTGAAGAGATTGAGGAATAACTTCTGTCGGATGTACCTTGAGGGCTACATCAAGAGAAGACGTAGATGGCCTCCGCTATCCTTCCAGCCTGAGGCTCGGCGAACGAGGCTGTATCAGTTGTACTCACTGCAGGAGCTAGACATCACGAGAAGAAGCTACGATTTGATGGATTGGGAGGGAGTCAGGTTCGAGAAACACCTTGACTTTGAGTACTATCCGAACTTCTTAGATCTGATGGACGACAAGGCGATTTCTTTTTATCGAGACGAGGCTGCGGCCACCTGGGACAACAAAATCAAGACTAGGAGTCACAAAAGACTTCTACTTGAAATGCTGAGTAGACCGCACGTCAGCATATACGAGATTGTAGAAAGAGTGAGACGAGGGGACATCCCTGCCTCATGGTTGATTGTATCACTCTACCCAAAGGAGAGGGAGTTTAAGATAGCTGCTAGGATGTTCTCAATGATGGTGTTCGAGATGCGAGCGTTCTTTGCTGCACTGGAAGCCAATCTAGCTGACCATGTCTTCCCATCATTGCCCCAACAAACTATGACCCTCACTAAGCAAGAGATACAAGAGCTCTTCCACAAGGTCACTGCTACCACTTCTGATGAAGACAAGGAGAGGCTGTATCTGGAGATAGACCTCACCCGTTGGAATCTGAGATGGCACCCCGAGGTCATCGATCCAGTCGGACGAGATCTTAACGACATGTTCGGACTGTCTGGCCTCTACACTACTATCCACCACTTCTTTAAGAAGTGTATGATTCTTGTCAGGGTCCCCTCGTGTGAGCCCCCGGGGATAAGGACAGAGACTCCTCCTGAATCAGACCTGTGTTTCTATAACCATGGGGCGGGATTCGAGGGGATTGGTCAAAAAGAGTGGGCTGCAGTAACCTATTCTATGGTCGATCTCGCCCTGGTGGAGTTTGAGGGACAGTACTATCTCATTGGACAAGGAGACAACCAGATAATACTCCTTGTAGTATCATGTGAGGGAGTCGCTGACAAGACACTTCATCTCCGTACCGTCTCCGAAGACTTAGCCAACCGAGTGTCAGTGGAGTGTGAGAAGGTTGGACAGGAGGCTAAACCGGAGGAATGCCTCCAGTCTACGACGGTCGTCACTTACAGCAAGAACGTCTATATAGACGGGGTGGAACACTTCCTCTCAGTCAAAGCCCTCAGCAGAGTTTTTCCCCATCCTGCATCGGACTTCCCTTCTGTAGACGGATCTATGGGAGCCATCAGCGGTCAGTGCTTATCGGCGGCTGAGCAGTTGAAATCTCCAATGCACGGCTTCGCTATGTGGTGCTTCCATGCAGCACTCTACCTCCAAAGGGTCAAAGAGACTGTGCTCCCTGAGACTGCCATGGCCACCACCTACTTTCAGGAGAGCTTGACGGACAGAGTTCTGGTAGGACTGATGATACTGCCTTCTGATCTAGGAGGGACTCAAATTGCCCCAGTGACAGCATTTTTTTACAAAGGAGGAGCTGACCCCCTATCCAAATCTTATGCTTCCCTCAAATTCTACCAAGAGGATGTAGGGCTCGTTCGGAAGATGATCCACGACCTTAGAAGCGGAAAGTGGTTCTCGAAAAAGCCGGATCTGGCCCTCGTACTGGAAGACCCGTACGGCCTGCCCCTCGAAAGGCCGAAGACAGCTGAGAACGCAGTTCAACGGGAGAGCAGAGACCAGGTACACGCAGTCACAAAGAATTTGGAGGTCAAAGAGTTGACATCTGCCCCAGTGAAGGCATATGAGGAAGCGCTAGTTAAGGCTTTGATCGAATGCCGGCCACTCAATCCGGTTCTTCTATCTGACATCCTTGGGTGGTCAATTGTCGGTGCTCAGCAGACTATCTCACGTATGTTCACTGCCACGCGGACAATACAGGGCTTACTACAAGAGGACAGTGAGCTGTCAACATGTCAATCAATTCTGGCATCGGGGTTCGGGCACTTCCTGAATACAATCTATAGGATTCGTCTATGCACTGGGGCTGAAGGGAGGATCGAGTCCATATTTGATGATGTAACAGCAATGAGATCATTCTGGGCACCTGATCGGTCCATCAAGCTTGCTGGAGTGACCTCTTACACTCCTTTTGACCTTCAGCTTATTGTAGAGGATGAGATTATACCAAGAGTTGGATTCAGAATGGCCTGTATTCCCTCTCTCCGGCGTGACCCCAGATTCCACCGGGGAAGAGAGGACCCTTATATAGGACGAGCCACTGTAGAAAAGAGGGCAGAGCACGGCTACAAGATCATAACGTCCTCTGCCCCGGAGAGAGCGGTCAAGAGGCTAGCAGACATAGCCACCCAGCCGGGCGTGTCAGAGGAGTTCAGGCAGCTTGTCGCTACCGTTGCTCAGTCGAGGGCAGATGTAGATTTGAATCTTGTCTACAACATGGTTGGATATGCTATCGGGGGGACTATCGCTCATCGGTATGCTTCTCGTCTTGGTCTTCGGGGAGCCACGGGTCTCGGCTCTGTCTGCGTGGCCTCCAACTGTGTGCTAATGAACGACAAAGCTGATCCCATCTCGGGCGGAGAGCGCGATGTTGAGATTATGGTGCAGGAGATGATGGTGTTCCAGATTGGGGTGGCTCAGTGTTGTCTCGGGAGCAATGTCCGACCGGTTGTTACGACTCTGAGAACTGACAACAAGGATTGGTGTTTCTTTGATGAGGAGGACCTAGTGGTTGGATCCCCACCTATTCTTCCCTCACTCAGATTTGACAATAACAGATTGGCCACTGCCGATGAGATCCTCCTGAGAAGGACTCATGGGCCACAAGAAGCGGCGATGTGCTCTGTTATCCAGGAGCTGGATGCTATCCATTTTCCCCCTCTGATTGCTATGAGAAGACTTATTTATCGATCATTGACCCAGTCTCGGTCAGCGTTGGTGATCGCAGACCGAGGAGCCGGAATCGTCAATTTCCGTCCTGATCTTCTTGAGCTGAGGGGCTGTGGAGTATTACATGTTCTCCGTGAGGTGTCCTACGAGATAGCCTCTCTCGCGATGGAGGTCGCGTTTGCCAAGTCAGCCGGAGAGCTTCGATGGACTCCTGTACCATTCATAACAAGCTTGTCTGACGCTATGTCTCGGTGCCTGGGGCCGTTGATAGAGCATCCCATGTTCCAAAAGGATCCCTTCGTGGTCGATCAAATTCATATCTCCCCACTAACCTATGCATTCTCGGGCCAGACGACTGCATCACGACTGAAGGCTGTGATATCCCAAGAAGCAGTCCGCTCAATGATGGCAGCAGATAGTCCAGTCTACACTCGTCCCATAGTGATCTTCCAAGATGACGAGGAGAGCTCGACAAGTGCGGCCGTCTTGAGGAGCTTTAAGGCAGTACTATTCCAAGGAGTCATGACCGGCCAGATCACGGGAACGCAAGCCATGACTATCATGAAAAGGCACGTTCCGATGGCGCTCAGAGGTGAGTCAACAGATTCTGGGCGTCTCTCCGCTCTCTATAGGCTGACTACAGGGCTCGCTGATTGGGCTCGCCTGAGAGGGCTAATTTTTTTGATGGAAGGTATGACTGCATTGTATGAGGGGAAAATGGTGAGGCTAGCGAGAACAACGGCTAAAGAGATGGTCCGTGATGCTCGGGCTGTTCCGATTGCTGAGACCATCTCCGACCTCCCAGTGACGACAGTTGCACCTGCTCCCCGGCAGCATGACCCTGTGGAACTACACTGGACCAGAGCTGACCACCTGATGGATCTGTCAACTATCTTTGGTTTGAACCCAGGCCAGCAACTGGATTATGAAATATTCACCTTCAGAAGGCTCAGAGGAAGGATTCGCGGATGTGAATCGACTGTCGGCTACTCATACTGGCCTGTCGCCAGACTAGCTAGTAAAAGAGTCGCAGTTGTGATTGGTTGCGGATACGGCTCAGGGGCAGCCTGCCTACTCCGAGCAGGGGCAACTATGGTGTTTGGTTCTGATCTCGTAGGAGACCTGTCAGTGTCCGAAAGGCTGAGGAGTCCCAGGCCCCCTCCGGCTATCCAGATCGGAAGGATGGAGTCCAGATTTGTGCGCATTCAGACATCAGAGAACAACCCGGGTGACCTCAGGGAGTTCCGATTTCGTGATGTCATAAGAAGCCACGTGTCAACTGGCGCCCAGCTTTGGATTGATATACCCATTGTCAGTGTGGCCGATCTGCAACGTTGTCTACACACCCTGGCTGGGCTTGATGTTGGGACCGATGTGATGATCAGATTACTCAAGTCTCAGTCTGCGATCAGCTGGGTGGTATCGTCACTTTTGGAGGCAGGGATACCACTGGAAGTATACCCCATCCATGCCGATCTAGGATTCTGTGAGGTGTGGGTTCGCTTGACAACCAATCGATCAATGACTCTCAGACCTGTCAAAGTTCAAAGCCCTATTATACTGGATGGTTACCAGACTCCTATAGGGGGGCTTAGATTTCTCAAAGGAGGAAGGAGGGAAGTGGAGGAGTCTATTGAGGGGCCTTACCGAGGACTCTCTACCGGATCTGTTGGGGATGGAGCGCTGCAATTCCAAGAGTTGCTCAAACAATCAGTTGGGGATCTTGAACATAGGTTCACCTTTAGTCAGTGGACAGAGGTTCTCAGAGTTCTGGCCTGCCGACACGTCATCCTATCCGCCGACCCCGAGTCGATAGTGAAAAGGATCCTAGAAGAGGACATTATCCACATAGAGTGGGAAGAAAGAAGGCTGTCGATCGCAACTTCCCTTCCCATCAGGAGACTGGTCACGAGACAGGTCCCCAGACTGCTATAACAATATGAATCATCTCCGGCACAAAAATGCAATCATTAAATAAAACCGCTAACCTTCCAAATCGCCGGGACATGCCATCTCGGATAGATACCTTTATCTCAGTTTTATTTTAACCAGGCC